TTGACGCGGCGCAAGAAGCCAACAACCGTTCTGACTACAACGCTCTGACAACATGGGGCGTGTTCTTCAACGAAGAAGTCAACAACTACAACATCATTCTCCTGAACTCTATTAAGAAGCGCATGGAGTACCCGGAGTTAAAAGCCCTAGTACTAGAAGAGTACAGGGAGTGGCAGCCGGACTCGTTCATCGTAGAGAAGAAAAGCTCAGGCTCTGTCCTATACCAAGAGATGCGCCGCATGGGTGTGCCGATACAGGAGTTCACGCCGGGCAAGGGGCAGGACAAGATTTCCCGAGTTAACGCAGTTTCCTCGCTGTTTCATGGCGGGATTGTCTGGGCTCCGCACAGGCGCTGGGCTCAGGAGGTGATCGAGGAGTGTAATGACTTCCCGTCAGGCATCAACGACGACTTGGTGGATTCCACGTCGTTAGCATTATTAAGGTTCAGACAAGGCGGTTTCATCAGGCTTGACAATGACGAGCCCGAGGACATTCAACTATTTAAGAGACGCAGACACGCTGCGTATTACTGATGAATATTTTCGAGACTATTAAGTTTTGGTGGCAGGTAAAGAAGTACAACCGCAGGCTTTTGAAGCAGGCGAGAGAGGCTGACAAGACGCCTTACGAAACGACTAAGGAAGACGTGGACAAGTGGTTCGAGGCAAACCCGTTCGATCTTGACCGAGACCTGCTTAATTCTCACTACATGGTGCCGGAGCCTAAGCCCCGCACCAGAAATATTTCAAGGATTATGAAACGATGAGCATCGATAAAGCACTGTACGAGGCCCCGCAAGGTATTGCGCAAGGGCTTGAAGAGCCTGATCTGGAGATCGAGGTTGAAGACCCGGAGAGCGTAACTCTACGCACGGACGGGCTAGAGATTGAACTTGAGAAGATGGAGATGTCCGACGAGGACTTCGAGGCGAATCTATCCGAGTTCATGCCTGAGAACGAGTTGACTCTCTTAGCTGGTGATTTGATTGACGCCTACGAGGAAGACCTCTCCAGTCGCAAGGACTGGATACAGACATATGTAGATGGCCTTGATCTGTTGGGCATGAAGCTTGAAGAGCGTACAGAACCATGGGCGGGTGCGTGTGGTGTTGTACACCCACTTCTGTCAGAAGCTCTGGTGAAGTTCCAGTCCGAGACGATCATGGACACGTTCCCGGCAGCGGGGCCTGTTAAGACGAAGATCATTGGTAAAGAGACACCATATAAGAAAGACGCTGCGCAGCGCGTTCAGACGGACATGAATTACCGACTGACCGAGCAGATGCCTGAGTTTAGGCCCGAGCATGAGCGCATGCTCTGGGGCTTGGGTCTGGCTGGTAATGCGTTCAAGAAGGTGTACTACGACCCGAGTATCCGTCGTCAGGTGTCAGTGTTCGTCCCGGCAGAAGACTTGGTGGTGCCGTACGGTGCGTCTAGTCTTAAGACTGCTGAGCGTGTTACGCACGTGATGAGGAAGACAGAGAATGAGCTACGCAAGCTTCAGGTATCGGGTTTTTACCGCGATGTGGACCTCGGCGACCCGGTTAATACCATCGAAGAAGTGGAAAAGAAAATCGCGGAGAAGCTTGGATTTAGAGCTACTACGGATGACCGATATCGCATTCTTGAGATGCATGTTGATCTCGATCTGCCCGGCTATGAAGACGTTGATGAGGATGGAGAAGAGACTGGCATTGCGCTTCCTTATGTCGTCACGGTCGAGAAGAACACGCAGACCATTCTAGCTATACGGCGTAATTGGAAGCCGGACGATGAAACAAAACAAAAACGCAACCACTTTGTCCACTACGGATATATCCCGGGCTTTGGCTTCTATTGCTTCGGGCTCATCCACCTCATCGGCGCGTATGCGAAAAGCGGCACGTCGATTCTGCGTCAACTGGTTGATGCTGGAACCCTCTCGAACCTTCCGGGAGGGCTTAAATCTAGAGGTCTCCGAGTTAAGGGCGATGACACCCCAATTACTCCGGGAGAATTTAGAGATGTCGATGTCCCGAGTGGAAGTATTAGGGATAACATCCTGCCCCTCCCATATAAGGAGCCGTCTCAAGTCCTAGCTGGTTTGATGGACAGAATTATTGAGGAAGGTCGCAGATTCGCCTCCGCAGCAGATATGAAAGTATCTGATATGTCGGCACAGGCTCCAGTGGGCACGACTCTGGCCATCCTTGAGAGAACCCTGAAGATCATGTCGGCGGTTCAGGCGCGAATCCACTATTCGATGCAGGAAGAGTTCCGTCTATTGAAGGACATCATCCGCGACTTCTTGCCACCGACTTACGACTTCGAGCCTGATGAAGGCCGTCCGTCGATCAAGCAGGAAGACTACGATCAAGTAGATGTGGTTCCAGTCAGCGACCCCAACGCTGCAACGATGAGCCAGAAGGTTGTCCAGTATCAGGCGGTGTTCCAGCTGGCACAAAGTGCTCCACAGATTTACAACATGCCCTACCTGCATCGTCAGATGATCGACGTGCTGGGCGTTAAGAATGCTGACAAGATTGTTCCGATGGAGGACGACCTGCGTCCACGTGATCCGGTAACGGAGAACATGAACATCCTAAAGGGCAAGCCAGTCAAGGCGTTTATCTATCAGGATCATCAGGCTCACATAGCCGTACACCAGATGGCTATGCAAGACCCGAAGGTTCAACAAGCTCTGGCACAGAACCCAGCAGCGCAAATGATGATGGCTGCACTTCAAGCACACATAGCTGAACACGTAGGCTACGAGTACAAGAAGCAGATGCAGCAGATTATCGGCATGGATATTCCTGACTTTAGCGACGATGAGAATCAGGAGATTCCGAAAGAGATGGAGCTTCAGATTTCCCGCGCAGCGGTACAAGCATCGCAGATGCTCCTGCAACAACACCAGCAGGAAGCACAGGCACAACAAGCCCAGCAGCAGATGCAAGACCCGATTATCCAGATGCAGATGCAAGAACTACAGATTAAACAAGCTGAAGTTCAACGCAAGATTGCCAAGGATCAGGCTGACGCAGCAGCTCGTATGGCGCAACTGGAGATCGAGAAGCAGCGTATCAACGCCCAGAAAGAGATCGCTGGAGCAAATATGGCGATGAAGAGTGTAGATGATGCACGCCGTGCTCAGAAGGAAGAGAGGATTGAAGGCTTCCGGCAGGGTATGGATGTACTGAAGATGCAGGCGCAGATAGCCAGACACAAGGAAGAAAAACCCCCAACCAAGGCTAAGAAATGAGCGTAAAACTTATTAATGTCGTCCTCTCTTACATCAGCGAGAGGCGGCAACCGCTACAGCAGGCGGTTCAAGATGGCGTAGCCAAAGACTACGCGGAGTACCAGAAAATCTGCGGTGAAATTCGAGGTCTCACCGTGGTGGAGCAGTACCTATTAGACCTCGCTAAACGACTGGAGCAATCAGACGATGACTGAAATAGTAATCGCTACAGAAAGCGGTGAAGTTTCGACCCTACCCGAAGCACCGGAGGAGAAAGCGAAACAACTGCCAGAACCCTCGGGCTATCACATTTTGGTGGCCATTCCCGAAGTAGAAGAGAAGTTCGATAGCGGGATTATCAAGGCCGATTCAACAATGCACTTTGAGGAAGTCCTTAGTACGGTCTTCTTTGTCGTGAAATTGGGGCCGGATTGTTACAAAGACGATAAGCGTTTCCCAAGCGGTCCGTGGTGCAAAGTGGGCGACTTTATCTTGGCGCGCCCTAACAGCGGCACGAGATTGAAGATTCATGGGCGAGAGTTCCGCCTGATAAATGATGACTCGGTCGAGGCGGTTGTGGATGACCCACGCGGTATTTCACGAGTATAAGGAGGACGTATGCCTGATTTTGAGAAAAGCGAGTACAAGTTTCCCGATGAGATAGAGACAAATATGTCAAAAGCGGGGGATGAAGAGGAGGAGTTTAGCGTCGAGATTGAAGACGACACTCCTGCCGAGGATCGTAATAAGGAACCCCTCCCGAAGGATATTATTAATTCTTTGGAAACACCGGAGGATGGTGGGGAGTACCCCGAAGAGGTAGTTACCAAGTTCAAACAGTATAAGAAGGCATGGCACGACGAGCGCCGGGAGAAGGAGCGGGCGTACCGTGAACAGCAGGAAGCCCTGCGTGTTGCCCAACAGATACTGGAGGAGAACAAGCGCCTCAAGTCCACCCTAGCCTCTGGCGAGCAAGTATTTATTAGTACGGCTCAGGAAGCAGCGGAAAACGAGTTGGCGATGGCCAAGAAGGAGTATACGGAAGCCTATACCATGGGCGATCCGGAGACTATCGCGGATGCTCAGTTAAAGTTGACTAATGCCAGTCTGAAGTTAGAAAAAGCGAAAAACTTCAAACCCACTATACAAGTGGAAGAAAATGATGTACAACTCCCGCAACATCAACAGGTGGATAACAAACAAGCCACGGTTGATCCAAAGTTTGCAGATTGGCAGCGTCGGAACTCCAACTGGTTCAACAAGGACGAGGAGATGACCGAAGCAGCCAAAGGTCTGCATATGAAACTGTATCGTGAGTACGGCCAACAATATATTGGTACTGACGAATATTACGAACGGATAGACAAGACCATTCGTAAAC